GCATACAAAAGACCTTGTTGGGGTGACCAATTACAATATCTACCACAACAACAATCTAAAAGTAAAAATCCAAAATGGGTTTGGTATACACAAATTAATAATCCAAGAGTAGATGATGAGAACGAGCAGTCGGAAAGCTAAAGGTAGAAGACTACAGAATTGGGTAAGAGATTCACTATTATCTGTATTTACAAATCTAGATGATAATGATGTTATGTGTGCTATAATGGGAGAAACAGGGGCGGACATTAAGTTGTCCAACCCTGCTAAAAAATTAATACCATATTCTTTTGAATGTAAAAACAAAGAAACATTTAAAGGTATATATGATATTATAGCTCAAGCACAGAGTAACGCAAAAGCATCGGATGTGCCGATTGCTGTAATTAAAATGAACAAGTTTCAGCCACTAGTTATTGTTGATGCTACACATTTTTTTAACTTAATAGGAAAACAAAATGAAAGATAATGGTGTAATGAATATTAACAATAATATAACCATAACAGTTTATCCTGCAGAAGGAGGTTTTGGTATTGTTATTACAGAACCTAAGTTTGTACCTTTTACAGAAGAAACAGGTATAGCTTTAACTATAGCTCATGGTATGGTAAACATGGCATTAACAGACCCTGGCACAGTGTTTGATGAGGGTGTAAACGCATTAGGAAAATTAGATAATGAAGAGGCTGTTGATAAAAAAGTAGATATGACTGAAGTAATTAAAGAAAAAAAGAGTAAGTTAAATTAATGAAAACACAAATAAAAGAAAATAAAAGTACAGACATTAAAAAATTAAAACAAAATGATTTTTCTATAACAAAGTTTTCTAAAGATTTATCTTATGGTAAAAAGCATGAAAAACTTGTAATGAAATCTCTTGAGAAATATGAATTAAAAACAGATAGAATGGCACATAAAACAGGTAATGTATATGTTGAATTTCAATCAAGAGGTAAAGACAGTGGTATAAAAGTTAGTAATGCAGGAACTTGGATATTTAAAATAGTTAGTGCAAAAGATATGCATTTGTTTTCTATACAAATACCATTATCAAGATTAAAAAAATTAGTTAGTAAAGATTACAGAGTTGTTCCTGGAGGAGATAATTTAACATCAAGAGGATATTTAGTTCCTATACTAGATTTGGTGAAAGTATGATAGTAGCAAAAAAAACAAAAGAATTATTATCTAAAGCTATCAATTTAGTTGGTGGAGATAGACAAAGAGATTATGGTGATAAAGTAAAAAACCATGATAACATAGCTAAGTTATGGTCAGCATACTTAGATGTAAAAGTAGAAGCTCATGATGTAGCAATTATGATGGCGTTATTAAAAATGGCTCGAACTAAACTTGGTGCTGTTAGTGAAGATACATATATAGATATGGCGGCATATAGTGCTATAGCAGGAGAAATAAAATTTGAGGAAAAAAATGGAAAGCTACATATTAAGTAAAGATGACAGAGATGCTATCTTAAGATATCTTATGGGTAGACCTTATGGTGAAGTTACACAAGCAGTAAATGTGTTAATGAAATTACCTAAACTAGACCCAAAAATAAATCCATCGTTTGTACAATCAGATGATAAACCAAAGTCAAAATAAAAAAAGGGAGCGTAATGCTCCCCTTTTTGTAACTAAAGTATCTATTAATACTGATGGTAATTTAATTATTAATCATGAGTATCCTAATCCTAAAACAATAATTGAAAGATTAGATGATACCCACTACAAATATATAATATCTTCTATTGTAAAACACTGTATGTCTGAGTCTGTTAACTTTGATGAAAGATTAAATAAACTTCTTAAACAGTTGTAGTAGCTTCAAATAAAGCTTCACTTGTTTGGTTTATTAATGTATTAAATGCAACAGGCTGTGGTTTATTAAGTATTTCAAATACTTTTTCTTTATTTCTTATATCTATAATGTGAAATTTAGTGTCACCATATTTTTCAAATAAAAATTCAAAATCTATGTCATCTTTTCCATATGGCCCAAAATCATCTCCAACTTGTTCCGCACCTCTTTGTATATCTTCTGCTTCTCGTAAACGTTGTTCTATTACTCTATCTGGTGCACCAAATCCATAATCTCTCATATCAGCATTTTTAGTTACATCAAAACCAAATTTATTTGCAACATTTGGTAATGTATCATATACACCTTTAGAACCAGTTTTTTTCTGTATTGATTTTGTTGTTGGAATAACTATGTAATCAAATCCCATATCATATGCAGTTCTAATATCTGCCCATAATTTTTTCTTATACCAATCAGCATCTTTTTGCATCTTTGTCATTGTGCCATAAAATGGTGTTCCCTGTATAGCAGAAGCAGAAGGGATACCATCTGTTGTTGGTACAAAAGTATTACCCTCAAATCGACCTCCAGTGGCAGTTCCCTCGTCAACTACAGTGTCTGGTTTTGATGGTTGCATTTCTTCTATAAAATATGCTTTATCACCATCTGGATTTAATGGCCCTTTATTTATACGTCTTGCTGTAACTAAACTCCAAGATGCTAAATTTTTAGTATCTCTAAAATGTGAGTCTCCAAATTCTGGATATCCAGATAAATTATTATATGTTAATTTTACTTCCATGTATTTAGAATATGGATGGGAATCGTATGTTACTGCACCTCTACTTTCATAATTGCCAGGGTCTGGATTAGTTACCACATAAGGTCTTTTATCTCCCTCTAATACTTGTCTAAGAGTTGACTCTTGTCTTGCCGCATCTACTCTTTCGTTTACTTCAAATAAAATGTTTGAATTTTTATTTAAATTATTAATAGTTTGTTGCCAATTTGGCCCACTAATTTCACTTTGCATTAATTGAGTTACATAAGTATTCCATCCTGGAATATCTCCTAAAGTCATATTTTGTACAATAACATCTAAAGCAACCCCACCTGTAAATCTGTTTTCGGAGTTTACTAACATCTCTGCAGTTATTAATTCTCCATCTACTCTTGGAGGGTCTTTAACAAATCCATTGTTTATATCATTTCTATCTGGGTCAAAATGTTTTCTATTATTAAAATTTTCTAATAATTTATTTACCCATGTTTCTCCCAACATGTTATAACTTTGTGGTTTGTTTACACTTACATAAAAATTTGTTCTAGGGTCTTTAACATAAGCTAAAGCATACATAATTTTTTCTTTGTATGCATCTAAATACATTCTTTTATTTAATTCTATCGGTATATTTCCTGCTGTTTTTGTTTTTACACCATTTGGTACAGCAAATCTAAATAATACTTCACCATCAGTAAATTCTTTTAATAAATCAGCTTCTGTTGCAGTGTAGCCTTCATTAAACATTCTACCTTCACCTGTTACAAACTTTAAATAATTTTCTGTTATATCAGCAATCATTCCATTTCCACTAGCTCTACGCATTATATCCCATTCAGTCATTGACATCATTAGTGGATGGCTTACGAGGTTGTGGCTTGGAACATCAACAACAGTTAAATCTCTATTTGCATACACTGAATTACTAGCAACATCGTTTGCATGATTTGCTAATTCATAATAATTTGCTAATAAATTATCTTTAGAAGCACTTAGTTCTTCCATTAATTCTATAGGCACATCTCTCATACCTATATCAATAGTAGCTGTTATTGGATTATCATTTATATATTTTTGTACAGTAGTTTTATCTACATTTGTAACATTGTTTTCTTTTAACGTTGCTACATAATCATTAAATTTACTAAGTATCATTGGTCTCTGCATTTTCTTTACAGACATTACAGTTTCAATATCTTTTACTTTTACTTGTCCTGCATCATTTACAGGTAAAGAATCTAGTTGCATTTTTATAGGGTTATAAAAAGGTTCTTTTTTTAAATTTAAAGAGTCAGTTATAAGTTCTGTTGGTGTAGCCGCCGCACTTAAACTTTGTGCTTGAACAGGCATGATACCTTCTTTTACTCTCATTTGATTGGCAATAGCATTAGCTTGTATGCTACCTAAATTAGCCATGTTGGATTGTTCCCAAGATTGTATAGCTAATGTTTTTATTTCTTTCTTTACTAATGGATTTTTTATAGCCGCCTCTGTTATAATCTTAAAATCCCCATCAATAATCATATCAGAAGCTTTATTTTTTTTCTGCTTCATCATATTATTTACAACTTTTGTAGCATTATTCCATTCAAAAGGTATTTTTTTTGATACAAAATTAGCTGTTGCAGACATACTTGGTATTTTACCTGTGGCAGTTCTCATAGCCCCATAACCTGTTGATTCCCAATATGCCATTGTCGAACCAATAATATGTTCTTGCATATCTGTTGCTATTTGATTGTGTATTTCAGCACTAAAAGGTAATCCATTTATTGTCCTCCACAAATCATTTGCATTTGCAACTGTGCTTGCTACAAAACTAGACGCAGGGTCTAATGTAAGACCTAATGCACCTTCCATTGTTCCTACTGCTATGTTACCTGTAGAATACCATGCATCAATTGCGTTACTTTTTATTGTTCTTTCCCACCAAGATGCGTTTGGTTGTATATATGTTTTTTTTGCTTCTCTTGCTTTATTATTAAAATAATTATTTACTTTTTTAACACGAGAAAAATACCCCGTATTAGATAGTCTTTCTGCTTCTAATTCGTTGTGCTTTGCTACTTCATTATTATATAATACTTTTGGACTTCTGTATTGTCTATATAACTTTCTATCGTCTCTACTTTTTTGTTCTTGTGTTCTATTATCATCTACATCATCTAATGATGGAGTTTTAGGAAAATTTTTTGATAAATTTTTTTGATTACTATTAAATCTTTCTCTTCTTTCTTTAGGTGTCATACTAAAGAAATCTTTTATTTTTTGTTTATGTGTTTTTGGTGGTGGGCTACCCATACCCACAGGCCCAGGAGTTGTACCCGACTGTCCTATTACTACATTTCCATGAAAACCACCTGGATGTGGCATATTATGCTCCCATAGGTTGTGGTTGCATTAATCCCATATTCTCTCTCTGGGCGTCATCAATACCAGGTGCATTGTTAAAATTATTTGGAATTACAGGCATATTAGAATACATACCTTGTAGACTTGGCATTTGATTTGGATTTAATACAGGCGTTCTAGCTTCACCTTGCATAACATCTCCACCTAAATTATTATTTTGATTTTGCATCATTTGATTTGTTAGTGGTCTTGATGTTGCAACACTTTGTCCAGATATTGCCGCATACTGTTCAACTAGTTGTCTAAAATCTATATCATTCATTGCACTTATTAAATCTCTAGCCATAGATGTTCTTGTAACAGTGCCATCCATAGGTGTTTGGGGTGCAATATTAGTAGGTGATTGCATCAACTGTTGACGCATTAATCCTGTAGTTTCAATAGCCATTTAACCTCCTAATGGGTTTGCAGATTGTAATTTTAATTCGTCTATCTTTGCGTCTTGCACTTCATTTTCTTTTGACAAGATTGCTATAGTTTTTTCTATACCTGTAAGTATTTCATAGATAGGTGTTAGTTCTACAGGGTCTGGTATATTTAACATAGCTATTTGTTCTTTTACTTTACCTATTTCTTTAAATACTAAAGTTAAATCTGTAGGTAATATTTTATCATCTACCTTTTTAATTCTATCAATTAAATCTACTTTGTATTCATTTGCATATAATAAAGCATCATCAATCTTTGCTTCTAGCTCTTTATCTTTTTCTTTTAATGGTTTTAAATTTACTGGAGGCGTAGCTTCAATGGCGTCAAGCCTTGAATTAAACTGGCCCCAGGTGTAAAAACCACCACCAATAGCACCAATAACTCCAAGCAGTGCCGCATATGTACTAAGTTTTTCAATTATTTTCATTCTTCATAGCCTCCAATTCTAATTTTAAT